GCAGTCGCTCGGGAGTGCGTCGTTTATTACCCTCCCCGAAGAATGGGGGACACTTTCAGCCCTCGGTGTAACGGTCGGCGGGAAAATATATAATTCAAACGAGAATTTGACCATCTCCTGCGCCGTAGATGCGTCGGACACGCTGATAAACCCGACGCGATTCGCCTCAAAACCCCTCATCAGAGTAGCGGGGAACGGGACGGCAACTATCAACGGGCAGACTATAACCATTGTCAACTCGACCCAGTACGTCGACATAGACTGCGACATGATGGACTGTTACGAAGGGAGCACCAACCGAAACAAAGATGTGACGTTTTCGACTTACGACTTCCCCGAACTCGTTCCGGGCGATAACACATTTGTCGCGGGGACAGGGATTACTGGCTTTGTCGTTACGCCTCGGTGGTGGAGACTATGATTCCCATCCTATACGATTCAACGGAGACGTCCTTCACCTCGAATGGGATAGGCCGTCTCCGTGACTGCATCTCCTGCACCGTCACGGAAGAACGGAACGGCGGTTATGAACTGGAAATGGAGTACCCCATAAACGGGGCACACTTCGCCGACCTCGCTCCGGGAATGATAATCGGGGTTATTCACGACGACGACCACGATATACAGCCCTTTGAAATCTACTCACAAACGGCGAACCTCGAGACGGTCACATACTACGCACATCACGTATCGTACCGACTGACAGACATCCTTGTTTCGCCCTTCACCGCGTCGGGAGTATCGAACGCTCTCTCGGGGATTGCCTCGCACTCCGTAAACACGAACCCGTTCACGTTCTCGACCGACAAAACCACGGCGGGAGATTATGCGGTAGAGCGACCGAAGTCGGCGCGGTCTGCATTGTTGGGCGAGGAAGGTTCTGCCCTCGACATCTTCGGGGGAGAGTATGAGTTCGACAAGTGGACGGTTACCCTTCACGCGTCCCGAGGTTCTGACACAGGCGTAACGGTGCGATATGGCAAAAATATGCTCGGTGTCGAGCAGGAAATCGGGGGAGACCTTTACAACGCCGTCGCTCCGTACATGATGGACGGGGAAACATATGTATATCTTCCCGAATATTACGTTCAACCCACGACGCCGCCTGTTCAGCCCCTGAAGATACGCGCTGTGGACTTCTCCGAATATTTCACCGAAGCACCGACCGAAGCACAACTCCGAACATTCGCGCAAAACTGGATAAACGCGGAAAAGCCGTGGATACCGAAAGAGAACATAAAGGTCGACTTTATCGCCCTTTGGCAAACGGAGGAGTTCAAAGACAAAGCGGAGATTCAGCGCGTCAGTCTATGCGACACGGTATCAATCTACTACACGCAATTAGGCATTGTTGCAGAGAAACAAAAGGTCGTCAAGACCGTTTACGACGTGCTCAAAGAACGCCTGACGGAAATCGAGGTCGGAGACCTGTCGAACCAGTATGTCGCAGTCACAGGCGGCACACAGTCGAGCGGAGAAGGTTCTGACCGCATGGCGTACAACATCCAAGCGGAAAGCGGGTACAGTTTCACGAATATCTCCTGCAATCGTTCGGGCGGCGTGGTGTGCATCGACTTCGTTACGGGTTCGGCGTCGTGGACGTCGTCTTATGTCACGGTCGCAACACTCCCCGAAGCGATTCGGCCTGCGGCACAGGTGTCGGGCATGGGCGCGAGAGGAACGGTCGTCGGGACTGTTGCGGTCAACTCTGACGGAACTATGCAAATCCGCACGTTTTCCAACGTGACAGGTGCTTTCCGTGGTTCGGTGACTTACATTATCTGAGGTGAGGGAATGAAAAAGTTTATCGTTTCGGCGTTGATTCGCGCCGTGAGGACGTTCGCGCAAACCGCGTTGTCTATGCTGACCGTAGGGCAGGCGTTTCTCGACGTTAACTGGGTCAATGTGCTTTCCGTGTCGAGAGTGGCGGCAATATATAGCCTGCTGACCAGTATCGCGACAGGACTCCCGGAGGCGGCAGAATGACGGCGGAGGATATAATCGCCCTCGCCAAAACGCAAATCGGGGTTACGGAAGACCCTCCCGGCTCGAACAATATCGTATACAATAAAGAGTATTACGGAGGGTATGTCGACGCTCCGTGGTGTGTGGTCTTCATATGGTGGTTGTTCAAAGAGTTAGGCGCGTCCGAACTCTTCTGCGGCGGGAACAAAACTGCGTGGTGCAACTACGTCCGAGATTGGGCTATTTCTCATAATCAATGGGTAACGTCCGGGTATAAACCGGGCGACCTTGTCTTGTTCGACTGGAACGGCGGCGACCTTGACCACATCGGTCTTGTTATCGCCGTCAATGGGAACTCGATAACGACCATCGAGGGCAACGAGGGAGACAAGGTCAGTCAATGTCAGCGGAGCGGGATAACGATTGTCGGGGCGTATCGTCCGAACTATGTAACCGCTCCGTCCGCACCGTCGTCCCCTCCGTCGACAGGAACGTACACAGTACAACAGGGCGACACCTTATGGGGTATCGCGGAACGCCTGCTCGGAGCGGGAGACAGATACACGCAAATCATGTCCGCTAACAATCTCACGGATTCCCTGATTCACCCGGGACAGGTGCTTATTATCCCGGGCGGCGACGCGAACACGGTATATCGAACAGTTCAAATCACCGTGACGGGAGACACGCTCGAACTCCTGTCAATCATGGCTGAAGGTTGGAACAAAACAATCGGACAAGTAATCGACGCACTTGTGGAGGATGCAGTATGACAACGGCTAATTGGATTTCGTTAATCGTCGGAGCGGCGGGAATCATCTTTGGGCTTGTCACTCTCTTCCGCAACAAACGCCACGACGACACAGAAGAGGGCAGGAACAACGGAACGATACTGTCCGACATCGGTTATATTAAGGCAGGCGTCGACGACATCAAAAGCGAACAAAAGGAACAAAGAAAGACGAACATCGAGGTCGTTGCCCGTCTGACAGCGGTCGAGGAATCGACCAAACAAGCGCATAAACGCATCGACGAACTGAAACACGACTGAAAAAAGACCCTCTTCGGAGGGTCTTTTCTTTTTTTCAAAAGATGCCGTCAGACGCGTCAGAATGCGTTCTGAGCGCGTTTTGCTTTTGCCATATAATTACCCTACCCCACATCGAAAAACCCCGTACACGCAAAATCTTTAGTCAAATAGTGTAAACGTGTAATCACGCTGAAAATGTGCGTAAAACAGCTAAAAACAGCACACAAACCCGCAAAACACACCCCAAAAACATTCGGAAATGTTGCGTTTTTGATTTGTGCTCATTTATACAAACGCTAAAATAACATCAGAATTATTCCTCTATGTATAATTTACCTCGAAATCGAACCCGTTCTCGGTGGGTGTGATAGACTTCAGCAGAGACGACCAAAACGCCTTCCGCGCGTTAGGAGACCACTCGTCGTAAGCTGACAGGAGCGACCGCACTTCGTGGGTGTCGATGGGTTGCGGGTCTCTCTGCGCCTCTTCAATCTGACTTTGGAGGGCTTTATACTCTTCCGCGTACTTCTCTTTTGTAATGAGGTCGTCCATGTATAGGTCGGTCAACTTGTCCTGTTTTTTCTTCAGGGCGAGAGGGTCGACCTTCTTTTTCTTTTTGTCCCGGACTGTGATATTGAACGCCTCTATCTGTTCAACGAGGCGGGATAGGATGTACTCTTCGACCTTCTTCTCGCTGACGTGTGTGCCCTTGCAGTTGCCGTCGTAGCGGCGGGGACAACGATAATATGTGTGACCATTGGAGCGGACGCACGTCAGACGCGCCCCGCATCTCGGGCAGACAAGGAGACCCGAGAACAGGAAGACCCGGTCGGTACGGTCGTGGCGTTGCGAACGTACTTCGAGGATTTGGTTTGCCGTTTGCCATGTGCGGCGGTCGACAACTCCTGCTGTCAAATACGTCTCATTGCGAATCATGTACCGCACACCGTTCGCGGTCAGTTTGAACGCCCTCGCGGTCTGTGTGACGCTCCGGGAAGAAATGACGTACTCGAATATCTCCCGCACCTTCTGCGCGTCGTCAGAGGGCGTATAATGCCCGTCTACCAGTTTGACGCCGAGAGGTACTGAACCAGTAGGGACAAGACCCTTTTCCCTCTTCCGCTCAAATACGGCCTTTATGCGCTCTGACGTGCGGTCTGCCTCATCCTGCGCGACGGACAACATTATATTTACCTTCAGCCGCCCGCCTGCCGTCTCGGTCTCGTAGTCCTCTTGTATCGCACGCCATGCGACGCCGTGCGCGTCGAGGACGTCTTGGGCTTTGTAATACTCCCGGATGTTTCGCGTCCATCGGTCGAGACGTGTAAATATAATAAGGTCTATCCTGCCGTCTTCGCAGTCACGGAGCAGGCGTTGCAGTTCCGGGCGTTTCAGTATCGGTTTACGTGCAGACACACCTAAATCGGTGTAATGGTCGATTATGGTCTCGTTCTGCGCCCACGATTCGAGCGCGGCCTTCTGCGCGTCGATAGATAAACCGTGCAAAGTCTGCTCCTCGGTCGAGACCCGTTCATATAACGCAACTCGCATAATTTTCGCCTCATAAGCTAAAAAGACCGTTTTATCGGTCTTCCGTTCTGATACACTCAAAAACACAAGGAGGGGTGAAATATGACAGAAAAAGAGTTCAGGGAGTTTCTTGCGTCCCTCGATTCATGTGCGCTTGAAATCGTTTATCGGCTCTTACAGCTTGTAGAACTGCTATGAGTAAATCCAACTGTTCCTCTGACAGTTCCCGGTAATGCTTCGTCATGGCATCTAACGACCGCTCCTCGGGGCGGTCTTTTTCTTTTCCCCGCACCAGTACGTCGAGAGAAACGTCGAGGGCGTCCGCAATCGCACACAGGACAGAAAGCGGAGGTTCGCGCCTTCCCGATTCGTAATTCCATATCATAGTTGCGGAAACATTACACTTTTCCGCAAGTTCCCCCACGGAAAGCCCTTTGTTTTGCCGTAATGGTTTCATGTGTTCCATAATATCGCCTCCTTGTCAATCATTATAACCACGACTTGCCAAAAAGTAAAGTTTTATTACGAAAATTACCAATACGGTTACAATTCGCTTTGCAGACTTGCCAATTGGACAGAACAAAGTTATATTATTGTCATAACGGCGATACAACCGCCATAACGACAAGGAGGCGCAATGATGAACCCCGTTCTAATTAAGGTAGACCGCAACGGCACGAAATACTTTGTCGATTACACTTGTCCGAGGTGCGGAGGCGCGGGAGCTCGTGACGAGTGGATTTATACCGGGAGCATTTGCTACGAATGCGGCGGCTCGGGACGCACACCTAACCCGCACACCTACAAAGAGTATACGCCCGAATACGCCGCGAAACTCGATGCGCGTCGCGAACTGCGCGAGGCAAAGAAACTCGGGTTTGCATCCGTCGAGGCCATGAAAGAAGCGCGGGCGCGGGAGGCGGCTCGGCGCGAAGCGGAACAACGCGAACGAGAAGAGCGCGAGGCCGCAGAACGTAAAGCCGAAGAGGAACGCCTCGCGGCTATCAAAGCCAAAAGTCAGTACGTAGGTACTCCGGGCGAGAAACTGACAGTTGAAGTCACCTACGAGGGTTCGCCATACTACACCCGCAAAGTTTTCTACAACACGGAAACGGTGTACCTTCACAAGTTCCGCGACGCTGACGGAAACCTGATTGTTTGGAGAACTACAGTCTCCGGGTTTGGCAAGACGTGCGACGGGGAAGTTAACGAGGGCGACGCGCTTGTTGTGACGGCGACGGTCAAAGAACACAACGAGTACAAAGGCGAGAAGCAGACGCTCATTATCAGGGCGAAAGTAGAGAGGAGGTGAAACCGTGGCGAAGATTTGGCAACCCGGACAGAAGAAGGAGACCGAGGAGCAGAAGCGAGAACGCCTCGCGGCTAATGAGCAATATCTCTCTATGCCCTACGGGGCAAAGGTCAACCTCGCAGAAACGCGCATTTGGGATTGGCACGACACTTGTTGGGAGTACGGTAAAGAATACGCAGTATCGGTCGGCGGTCTTGATTCTATAACCCTTTTGACGCTATGCCGCAAGGTACTCGGAGAGTGTGACGGAATCTCGGTGTCGGTCTTGGAGGACAAGAGCATACAGTCCGTACATAAAGAGATGGGCGTTATCTGCATCAACCCGAAGAAAAGCAAGGTTCGGGTACTTCAAGAGTACGGATTCCCGGTCGTTTCTAAACTTGCGGCGGCAAAAATCTCCCGCCTTCAGACTCCCGGAGATACTTCACCAATAGTCCGCGCATACATGACAGGTGACATGGGTGCGTGGGGGAAGTTCGGACATAATGACCGTTTCAAACTCCCCGACCGATGGGTGGAACTGTTCGGAGGGCTTTACAAGGAGATGCGCCCTGACCTCGACTGCAAATGCGCCCCGTTCAAAGTCTCTGACCAATGTTGTTACTGGTTGAAGGAACTTCCCGCGCAGGAGTACCAGTTGGAAAACAACATTTGGCCTTTTCT